GTTCAATCCAAGAAGTTGAATTTGTTCTACTAGTTGGCCGCGGATATTTTTCTGTATCTTTTTAACCGAGCGCCATGGAGACAGTCTCTTCATCTGCTCCTCGCCCAGTATCTTGGTGATTCTATTCACTAGATAGAGGATATCAAAAGAGTTCACATTCCAACCTGTGACGATATCAATATCCGCGGCCTCCCACAAATTCAAAAAAGAACGCAATAGCTCCATTTCGCTTGTGCATTTATAGTATTTAATATCAAGATGCTGTACTTCTGGCGTTATATCTTCCCAATCACCCAATCCCAAAACTGTATACAGTCCATTAGATTTCAAAGTGATTGCGTTAACACGTTCTGCAGCTGCAGCAGGTTCTGGAAATCCCTGCTCACACTCAACTTCAATATCCAAAGTTACAGTGTTGATCTGTTCAACATCATATTCCAAATCCTGATATGTATCAGATATAAATGGGTATATAAAAGGAGACATTCCATATAATGGAGTCAATCCTTCGGTTTCCCTTATCTTATTTCGGGCTTCTCCAATTGTCGGAAATGTAACTTTCTTTAGATTTTTACCATCTAAAGATTTAAACTTGGTGTTTTTTTCTTTAGTTTCGTGAAATAGGGATGGTTTGTAATCTAGTCTAAGTTTTTTTCGCTCGCCATTGTGAACTTCTCTGACTAGAATCTTGTTCCCAATGTTTTGAACATTCGTGTAAAAACGCATAATACCTCATTATATAATTGTTTGATAATCTTAACATATCTTTTGTGATATGTCAAGATTTTTATCAAATTTTAACGAACCCATGATTTCCGCTTGGGGCAGAAGTCTGGAGTGTTGGTTTACTTGGTGGCATCACTAAACCGCTACCAAATACTTTATTATATTCGTTGATTAATTCATTTACTGGGTCTGTAATAAATCCAATATAAGATTTTTCAACGGTAATGCCATCTGACGATTTTGTATATGGCATAAAGGGTGCCAACCCAACCCTAGCAGTAGCAGAGGTTGTGTCGGCATATGATGTTACAATCTGACAAACATTTTTGATGAAGACTTTATTATCTTCTTTTTCTTCGACTTCGCCCATCAGTTCTTCACCAGAAATAAGTCTAAGAACTTTAGCTGGCATCAGAAGCTTCTTCTGTCGGTGCTTCTGCTGGTGCTGGTGCTGGTTGTTGAATATTTGCAAAATAAGAAATAACTGTTTTTAGTTTTCCTTCTGCGTGTTCTAGATTTCCGACTAATCGATCCATTTCATCAACCACATCTCCATGTTCTCCAACGCCTACTCCATTTTCAAAATATACTTGAAGATTGGCAATCGCCTCATCTCGCTGATATTCATATTTACGGATTAAAGCTCTCAATTTTAAACTTTGTGAATAATCTAATTTCATTTTATAACTCCTATGTTATCCTTGATAATCTTTTGCTTGTTCCATTTTCGCACCTTCACGAATCCACTTCTTTTCATTTTTAATATGATTTCTGATTTGTTGTTGAAGATGCCGAGAATACTCAGTATCACCCAACCATTTTATAACTCTTCTTTCAAACCATTTCCATTCCATATTAAGAATTTTTTGAACTACATGTGGACTTTTTGTTACAATTTCCTTATTGTTAAGGATTTCTTGCATCAATCCATCATGTGGAAGGCCTGGAGAAAATTCTATATCGGTTCCCGATCCTGTTGTTTTATATAAAACATTATTATCGTCAACATGCATTTCATATTCTTCTGACATATTAAGAACCTTTTACAATCCAATCTTTTTCGTCTTGGATTTCGCCGCGGCGGGCTTTACACAATTTCATCAATTCGTTTAAGTGTTTTCTTGCCCGAACACCGGCAGACTTATTTCCACCTTGAAATTTTTCGTTCTCTAATTTATACTGTTCCAATTCAATGGTTAATTGATCATGAGTTTCCATTTTATTTTCCTTTTAGAATGGGGGGATTTCTCCCCCCTAATGATTTATTCAGTCAAAAGAGTTTTCTTTGACTTTTTACCTTTAGATTGATTGATAGCAATCTTTCTAGGCTGCTTCTCTTCTGGAATAACATGCTCTAATTCTACAACAAGCATTCCATTCACTAGTTTTGCACCATTCACTACAACATCTGGGTTGAGAGTAAATGTTCTTACAAAGTTTCTAGACGAAATTCCCTTATGCAAATAATTTCTTTCATCTGTCGTATCGTCTTTAGTACCAGTAACGGTTAAGGTATCTTCTTTAACTTCAACATCAAGTTCTTCTTCTGAAAATCCAGATGCAGCAATTTCAATACGATAATCACTATCGGTGCCTTTGACTACATTGTATGGGGGATAGTTTTGCGTTGTTGTTTGAGACTGAAGCTCAAGTTCATTAAACAATCTATCAAACCCAACACTATAACGCATAAAAGGGTCTAAAGTTTTAAATTTCGTAACCATGTTTTTTTCCTCCTGTTAAGCAAGGTTTTGAAATAGGCCTCGTTAGAGTACCAAACCGATTTTACCGCAATTGCGCGAAGGAATCGGCGATCCTAATACTATATATAATAAAAATTACAGTCCTGTCGAACCAAAGCCGCCTTTTCTTGAAGTTTTTTGCTCTGGTCTATCGAAAATTTCTTCTACTCTGACTGGATCATTATATACAAGTTCTGCTTGGGCGATCCTCATTCCATCTTCAATAAGAAAAGTTTTCATTGATACGTTATGCAACATTACATATGTTTGCTCAACGTAATCAGAATCAACAACACCTTCACAATTAGCAATCACAATTCCATTTTTTAAAGACAATCCAGAACGTGGATGTATTCTCATTGACATATCTTCTGGTAAATTAAATATTAGCCCAGTAGGCACTAACATTCTCTGTCCACTATAAAGTGTGATATTTCCATCTTCAACAGTTGCAGTTTTCTTTATATTCCATTCATCATAATACTTTATTGGTTCATTACCAAGTAATGATGCTCTGAGATCAAAACAGGCCGCCCATTCTGATCCCATAACTGGAAGATGTGCTTCCTTAAATAATTTATAACATTTTAGTGATGTTGATTTTTGTGATACTGGTATTTCTGCCCACTTTGCCATAATATATCCTTTGTATTATCTTTTTCTACCTATATTATATTTAGGTACTAATTCCCATTCATTTTTCTCTTTGTGTGAGATAATTTTAATCTGAGAAATCGGTGCATCTTCATACACATCTTCTTTTACTATATCAATTAATCCCCACTCCTTGAGCAAGTTTACAATTGTATTTCTTCTAGCTCTATCGTTCTCAGAAAAGTCAGAAGACTTTCCATCAAGTTTGAATAGTTCCTTAAAGTGAACGATGTAGTACTTACCTTGTTTGTGGAGAATGTGACAGGATTGATATAATTTCCTGTCTTTTTTAGAGGCAACTCCAATTCTAGTGAGTGTTTCTCTAATTTTTAAAAAGTCTTCTTGATCATCCAATGATACTTCGACTAACGATTCTAATAGTGACATAATTATCCGCCTTTGTTCAGTTTACTCTTAATTATGCCTATTTGTTCTTTCGACAATATTTTAAGAGCTTCCTCTGTTTTTTTATTATTATATCCATAATATTCTTTCACATATTCGAAATCATTATGAATAGTTTTTTTGTGCCAAGGTGAAAATCTTTTTCTTGGACGCACACTATTTAGTAAATAATCAAATTGCAACTTTTTATCAGCGGTATGATGTATGTTCATTTCATTTGCATATAAGATCGTGTCATGAAAATTAGAAAAGTTCTTATTAATAAGAAAAGCCTGATATGCTTTTTCCCAATGTTCGTCTTCAGTATCCATCAATCTCTTTTTAGTATGAGAAATTGCCGGAACATAATCTTTAAATAAATCGTAACTCATTATCCACTCACATATACATCTTTTTTGGGTCGATACCATGTTTTCTGTTCATGAATTCTTCCCAATAATTCTTGAATTTCGTGCATCTCTTCTCTAAATTTTTCGCTTGTGTCTCCCTGAGCAATAGCAAGGCCTCTACGCCCTGCTTTCGCTCTAAGTGCCTGTTCGATAATTTCAATATCCCGAACATTTAAATTGAATGATGTATTTGGACTATTCATTTCCAGTCACATTCCATCATCAATTCAGTAAGACAAGCAACAAGATTGATCTCCTGATCTGCAACAAATGCAGATTTGTAAGAATAATCAGCAATAGTCACAACAGCTTGTGGAATAGAAGATGCCTCTGCATGTTCATATAAACCATCATAGATAT